TATCTTGCAGTAAATGCTGCATTATCTAATTCACCATAATCTATAATTTGTTTTGCTAGCTGTTTACTAAAAGGTAATTGTATTTTTTTTAAATCTACACCTTGTTTTTCTAAATACTTGTATATGTCCATTGCTCTTTTAGCACCAGCATATACCATAAAATCAGATGCCTCACCAAGATCTGCATAAGGTTTTACAACAACATTTAAACCATCTACATTTGCATCTATATAGTTTGCAGAAACAGCATCTTTTTTAGCAGGTAAAAAACCTTTCCATTCAATAAATTCTTTTGATCTACCCGCAGAAGCTAACGTATCTCTCATTCTAAAAGCAGGTAACAAAGAAGGATCTACATCATTTGCTTTTTGTTCTTTTATTGCACGACCTAAAGAAAATACATCTGCACCTACACCTGTTCCTATTTTTTGTAAATTATCAACTTCATGCATTTTATTAAAACCATAAAGTTGAATTTTATCAAATATTCTTTTAAAAAAAGTTCTAGGTGATGTCTGCTGTAGTAAGTTATTATCTGTTGTAACTTGTAAATTAGGTTCTGTTTTTTTCTGTTTAGGTAATTGATCTTTTATATTTTTAGGTAGTTTTGATTGTGCACCACCAGTAAATTTTGATATACCATATGATATACCTGCTGTACTACCAAATGATAATGTACCACCTATTATAGCAGCCATGCCTACTCTGTTAGGATCATAGGCATCTCTCATTCCAAGTTGTTTTTCTGTATTCTGTATAGCTAAATCAGATACACCCATTAAAGCTGCATCTAATCCTGCAACAACTGTACCACCTTTTACAGAACCTATTAGCCTAGCTCTATTAGCTGCTTTTTCTGCAGCCAATGTACCTTGACCCATAGCACCTTTTTTATTTTTAAATTGTTTTTTTATCTGCTTTTGTAATATTTTTTGAAATGCTTTTTGTCCTGCTTTTTTTGCAACTTGACCGTACACTAAACCACCTGCTAAATTTAAAGGATCTACTACTGCTCTTTTTAAATTTTCATATATAGTAGTAAATGCACCTCTAAAAAATATTGGTTGATCATTCCATTTTTCTGTAAGATATTTTAAATTAGCTAGCTGTTTTAAATTTTGATCTTCTTCAGTAACAAACATTAATTCTTTAGCTATAGAAACTGTGTTAGTTTGTTTCCAAGTTCTATCAGACATCCAGTATTTTACTGCATCTTCTGCTGTATCAAACTTAACACCATCACGATAAAAATAAAAATCAGATGCTGCATCAACTAAATCATTATCATTTACTAAAGGCTCCATATAACCAACTTTTACTTGGTCATTCTTTTTATTATAATCTAATATTACTGCTGGTCTATCCTCACTTATAGACGGCATCTGAAAAGTATTAGGATCAAAGTCCTTATCTAATACTGCAATTTTATTTTTATTAGATCTTTTTTCTAGATCTTTATTTATTATATCTGATGTAGTAGGGAACATTATTACCCTCTATTATTTAATCTATCTGCTCTTAATTTATTTACTGCAAATGTTATACCATTAACAAGATTACCACCTTGAAGTGACTTAACTTGTGGTAATGATGCTAAAAATAATTGTGATGTTTGATATCCATAATTTTTATCTAATTGATCTGCTTTAATTATAGCTGCAAAAGCATAAGCATTTTTATATGTTTCTGTATCTGATGCATAAAAATTATTAAGATCTTCAAAATTATTTAATGTTTTAAATTTATCATATACATTTTTAAATGCACCACCATATCTATTAACATCTTGTTCTTTAACACTTTTTATAGTACTAGCTATAAATTGTAATTGATTATTACTTAAATCTATTCTATTTAAATCGTATTCCATTCCTCTATCTCCACGATTTTGATTTATGGCTTCATTTAAATTAATATATTTTCTATTACCAGTTTGTTTTATAAAACCACCAGTGTCACCAAACTGAACTGACTCTATAGCAGGCATAACATCTACTTGCATAGCCCTTGTGCTTTCTAAAGCTATTTCATTTTGATCTCTACCTGGTTTTAATTTATTAGCTATTTCTAAATGTGCATTAATCATATCTTGATAGTCAGCTGCTTGATTAAATATAAAACCTTCAATTCCTCTTTCTACTGAACCATATGCTGCATTAGTATCAAATATAGCTTTATTTATTTGTTTGAATTTAGTTTCTACTTGTGTATCTTCTGGTTGTTGTTTTAAAAATTCTGATATACCTGTAGCACTTGCTTGCATTGCAGGTGGTTCGTCTTGAGTCATACCTTCCATAGGCTGTTTAGTAGTTGCAGTATCTTTACCCGTTACAAAATCTTCCTCTACTAAACTTTTCATTATATTTGGACCCATAGTACCTATACCAAATCCTAATTGTTTTAACATAGGTTGATACATTTCATCTCTACTTTTTACTCTTTGATTATATCTATCTTCATAGCTAGTTTCAAATGTAGCAGCTTTTAATTTTTCTTTATCTATATTTTTGTATAGTTCCCTAGCAAGTTCAACACCATTTGTTTGAGTAGTAAACCCATCTCTGTCCATTAATTCTGTAAAATTTCTATCACCTGTTATGCTAAAAATTTTATCATAAGTGCTTTTTCTAAAATTTTCTGCCTCTATACTTTTTGGTAAAACATTTTGAAAATAATTTTTACCAGCATCAACTGCAATCTCTGCATACATTCTATCTTTTTGTTCCATTCTATTAATGCCTTCACCCAAAGCACCTATAGCTATATTTCTAAGTATACTCATTATTCAGTCTCCTCTGTTTCAGGTTTTGCCATTATTCCTGCAGATAATTTTTTAACATCTTTCTTAACATCTTTTACTTGTTTTTCAAATTCTTCTGTTTCTATTTTTGTTTTTACAATATCAAGTAATTGCTGGTCATTAGTTATATCACTCATACTTAATCTCATATTATTTACACCACCCATTGCACCTATCACTGTTATCATTTGCATTACAGGTTCTGTAATTATAAAAGCAAGATCTGGTGAAAACTTACCTTCTAAAAATCCACCAAACAAAATAACTCTAGCAATAGCTTCTACTGGTATTTTAGCATCTAGCATTGCAACTACTTGTTCTGCAAAATCATCTGCGTGTAGTCTATCCCAAATGTATTCTGTAGCTTCTTCTGGATCTACATATGTTGGTGGATGTTCCCAAGGATAATTACCTGGTGTATCAGTTAGTGACTGACCAGGGATTGGTGCATCAAATTCATTTCCTATTCCTTCATCAAATTCTTTACTCATAGTTTATCCTTTTAAGTGTAAAATTTTGTATATCTTTGGTATTCTCTAAGTCTTGAAAGCCACATTCTACTTAACATATCTGCATCAACTACTTTACCTTGCATACCCATCATGTTAGATCTTTTAGCCATACCTGGTGTATAAAACCCCATAGACTTACCAAATTTAGGTGGTGTAACCATGGTATCAACTAGTCCCATATCTGCACCTCCACCATAACCTCTACTAAATAAAGTTTCAAAACCTTTTTTTATCATAAAACTTTTTGGATCTTTTGCAGCTGTACCAAAATCAAGTAAACTGCTAAGATTTTTACTTAACTTACCTATTCCTTTTGAAAATGTTTCTTTAATATCAATTGCCATCTATCCCCCTTATCCTGCTAATAATTTAAAACCAAACTTACCAATCATTTGATACATTGCATCTTTTGATGCTTTGTTCTGTAAGTCTACAGCTGTTGATCTTTCTAAAGCAGCCATTGCTAAATTGTGATTTCTATTAGCTGTATTTTCTGAAGAAGTATTTACCCAAGATGCTTCATCTCTCCACTGTTGCCATAATGATGATAGTGCCCAGTTAGATAGATTAAGTAAGTTTTGTGCATTAGCTTGATTAGCTGCATTTACTGCGGCAGTGTTAGCAGTATTAACTGCTCTTCTCCAAACTACATTTGATTGATCTATTTCTCTTTGGTTTTGTACATTAAATTGTTCTCTTTGATTTTGTAATTGTGCATTAAATCTATTTATAACATCCTGTCTTTTAGCATTAGCTTCATTGACAGCTATTTGATTTTGTGCATTTGCTGCATTAATTTTTGTTCTTTCTGCTTCTGCAAATTTATTCATAGCATCTATTCTATTTGCATTTTGATCTTGAATAGATACATTTAATTTTTCGTAAAATTGATTTACTTGATTTTGACTAGTAGCATTAAATTGTGCTGCAGCATTTGAAGCAGCTTGATCTGATAATAAAAAGTTTTGCCTAGTATTTAAATTTGCTAAATTAGCTTGCTGTTTATTAGACAAGTTAGCCATATCTAATTGTAGATATGATCTAGCATTTGTAATAGCTGCCTGTTGATTATTAGACAGATTTTGGAATATCATCTGCTTATAGCTATCAGCATCTGCTTTTGCTATAGGTATAGCAGCATTCATAATACCTTCAGCTAATGCTTCAGCTGCCATTGAACTAGCACTTAGTCCTCTATTTGCTAATGCAGCCTCAGTAGCTTTTGCAGCACCTCTAGCCCATACAGGTAATGGATTACCTGATGCTAATGCTGTTTCAACTTCTTTTTGTAAAGTTCCAAGTTGTCCTTTTACAGTTGCATCAGCTGTTATAGTTCCTGTCGCAGCCTGTGCAGCTTGTGTTAATCCAGTTTGTTGTGCAGCTGTAACTGTAGGTGTAGCACCAGCAACAGTAGCTGCAGTCACAGTTTGTGCAGCACCTGGTGCAACAACCCCAGCTTGTGTTCCAGCTAAACCAGCAGTTGGTCCTGCTATAGTTGGAGCAGCAGCAGTGGTAGGTGTCGCAGCAGTAACTTGTCCAGTTACACCAGAAGTAGCCATCAACTCTTGACTTTGTATATTCTGTAACTGTGGATTTAAAGTTGTACCTGTAGGTAGACTAGGTTTACCTGCAGCTAAACTTTCTATTAATGCAGTTGCTTTTTGACTACCAGTTTGTTCTTTTTGTACAGCTGTTAATGCACCTTTTTGTAATTGTATATTACTAGGTGATGTTACAGTTTTAGTTTTAGTAGTAGTTGACATTATCTCCCTTGTCTATTATATTTTTTTTGCATACGCTTTTCTTGTTTATTTTTATTTTTTTTATGTACTCGTGGTCTTTTTTTTGGCTTTGGTCTTTCAACGTATGCTTTGAACTTCCGAGCCATTACTCAGGTTTAGTAGGCCACACAGCGTTTTCACATTTTTCAACAGTATCTTTATCTGCTGGAAAATCTCTAAGCTCTTGTCTATATGCTTCCATGTCATCAGACATTGTAACATCAGACAAAGCATAGAAATCAGTTTCAGCTAGCAGTTGGTTTCTTCTAGCTCTAAGGTTAGCTTGTGCTCTTCCTAGAGCACCATCTGCCCATGCTTTTTCTTCAGCATCTCTAGCTGCTTCTTCAGCTGCCGTAAACTGAACTATGTTTCCATTTATGTTATGATATCTTGGCATTGTTTTTTCTCCTTATTATAAAATTCCGTATAAACAAATATCTCCAGCGTCTATGTTACCCGTATTTATTTTAAATTGTATTGCATTAATAGCACTTGTTGTATTAAAATATCCAGCTGTAAATACATCTCTAGTTTTATCTGATTGATGAGCATTATTAGTTCTAGCTATAAAATGTTTTACAAAAGTTGTAGATGATGGATTAAATAACTGTAAAATTCCAGCTAAAGACTGATCGTTATCAGCACCCACTGATTGACCAATATTTTGAAAGTTTGTAGATTGTGCTAAATCTTGTGAGGCTTGATAAGCTAATGCACCATTAGAACCATCTTCATCATGTGTTGATCTAAAATATGTTGATGTAATATTAACACCATAAGAACTTCCACCATCTGTTGAACCTTGAAAAGTTAAACCATCTATATCAGTGGCTGATGGATGAATATCTTTAAAAGTAAACACATATTCTTTATAAGTAGAATCTAATACTACGTTTGAGCTACCATTAACAAAACTTAATGTACTACTAGAACTAGCTGTTAACTTTTTAATAAACACCATAGATCCAGTATTCAAAGACCCAAAGGCTGTAACCGATCTAACTGCTCTGTCATTAAGTGTAACTATGCTCATTATGAATCCTTTAGCCCATAAAGTTTTATAGTGCCAGAATCTACATTACCACTGCCCATTTTAAATTGTAGACCTGTTATAGCAGATGTTGTATTAAAATAACCAGCAACATAAACATTAACTGTAAATGCATTACTTTGATTATGATTAAAATTTGTTACAAAATGTTTTACAAACGTAGTTGACGATGGGTTAAAAAATATTAGTTCTCCTGACCCAGAACTATCGTTATCATTACCTAAATCATCATCATGTGTTATTCTTTGAAAATCTGTGCTCTGTGCTTTATCTTGTGCTGTTTGATAACCTACAGTCTCATTTCCATTTGGACTTTCAAAATGATAAGCTCTAAAAAATGTTGAAGTTAATGTAGTGTTAAAATTACTCCCATCTGTAGTTGCTTGAAATTGAAAACCATTATTACTGCTTTGTGATGGGTGAATATTTACAAACTTAACTAAATAAATAGGATAAGTGCTATCAAAAACTACGTCACTAGATCCATTTACAAGAGACAAAGTAGAACTAGAACTTGCAGTTAAAGTTTTAATAAGTGTTAATGATTTAGCTGCCCCAGGTATAGCTGAAATATTTGCAATGCTTCTATTGTTATAAGTTACAATTGACATTACACAACTCCATATAATTTAAATGTTCCAGAGTCTATATTTCCTGATGACATAGAAAACTTAATTGCGTTAATAGCAGATGTAGTATTAAAATATCCAGCTACATGATTTGAAACATTGTAATCATGTAAAGTTGATTCACTATGACTAGTCATAAAATGTTTTATAAATGTTGTGCTAGACGGATCAAATATTTGTAAAGTACCAGAACCAGATTGGTCATTATCATTTCCCTGATAGTGAGTAATATTTTGACTAGACGTACTTTGACCTAAATCTTGACTTGTGTAATAAGTTAATGCTTCACTACTACCATCTTCACCATGATAAGCAGTAAAATAAGTCGTAGTTTTTGTTACACCATAACTAGATCCACCATTAGTGCTAGCTTCTAACTCCAACGTAGCACCATCTGTTGCTGGATGCACATCTATAAATTTAATAATATATTCTTTATAAGTAGAATCTATTCCACTAGTGAATTCTATTGTAGAGCTACTACTAGCTGTTACTGTAGATATTAATACTAAGCTACTACCAGAGACCCCTGAAGGGAGACTGGTAATGGATGCCATGGATCTATCATTGCATACATTGATTGACATTTTATACCACCATCAATGCTTTTATTTCATCATCGTCTAATCCAAGATCTTTTAGCTTTTGTTTGCCAGATGCTTTTTTGTTTTCTCTTGTTGTTTCAGCATCTTTTAATTCTTGTATCTTAGCGTTAATATCAGATTCACTTGGTATAGTTGCACCTTCTTTTATAATTTTAATATACTTGTACTGCATACGATTTTTGTTAGGAATTTTATTTCCTTGATCATCATGTGTTTCCCAACCATACCAATTAGGTTTATCTAAATTAAAACTATGTAAAGCTCTTTGAAAATATTCTAACTCAGTCATTTTACGTATCTCCTAATTTAAAAATTGTAACACTTGATCTATTTCTATCTGTTTCACCCATAACGTAACTTCCACCACCTATAGAATGACTTACTAATTTAAATTTGTGTGTTGAAGTATTTGTTACATCAAAAATAAATCTATTACTGACAGTAAAGTTATTTGCACCACCACTTTGATTTCCGCTAGAAACAATAGCAGCATCATCATAATTTGATCCATCTGTTGTTGTATAAATACTTACATTGGCTGCATTATCTCCAGCAATGGAAAAAGCAATGGTAAGTTCAATATAATAAATACCAGTAGAGGGAAAAGTAAAAATACCTGAACTTTCAGTCATACCAGTTCCAAGTTGCCCAAAACCATCTGTATCAACTCTTTCAAGATTTGTCGTAATATCTTCGTTAGTATTTGCTGATCTATCTGCACTTAATCTAAACTGATCTGCCATGGCTAATCCACCTTGAGCTTTAATTAAACTATAATCAATTCTTTTAATTGTACCTGCATCTGATACTAAAAATTCATCAGTATCATCTGGTTCAGCTGTTAAAGCTGTTTGCCCTGAAATAATATCATTATTTAATTTAGCAGCAGTTACAGTATCATCTGAGGGCGTGCCTAGATCTAATACATTACCTAATATTTGAACGAAGTCAATGACATCCCCTGTTGCTAAATTACTAGCAAAAGTCATTGTAGAACCTGAGATAGTAAAAGAACTACCTGGTTTTTGTAAAATACCATTTAAGCTAACAAGCATATGATTAGCTGACTCTGGTGCGACATTAACACCCCCTACTTGTAGGGTGTACGCTGCCTGTCCGTTTACGACTGATATCGCATCACAGACTTGAAAGTTTCCCACGGTGGGTGTTTTACCTATATAGGGCATGTTCCTCCTTAATTAATTCCGTATAAAGTTATTGTTCCTGCATCTATATTGCCACTAGCTAATTTAAATTGTATAGCATCTATTGCAGATGTAGTATTAAAATAACCAGCAGTAATTACATCAAATGAAATATTATCTGCATTATAAGTATCTGTTCTTGATAAAAAATGTTTTACAAAAGTTGTGCTACTAGGGTTAAATAATTGTAAACTACCACTTATACTTTGATCATTGTCACTACCAACTCGTTGAGCAATATTAATAAAATCAGTGCTTTGTTGACTATCATCTGATGATCTATATGCTAATTCTGTAGCGGATTGATTTTCAAAATGATATGCACTAAAATTTGTTGTTGTAACAGTAGTATTATAGTTTGATCCACTATCAGTAGAACCTTGAAATGTAAAATAAACTTTATCTGTTGCAGGATGTATGTTATTAAAAATAAATAAATACTCTTTATAAGTATTATCTAAAACAACATCACTACTACCATCAACAAAAGATAAAGTAGAACTAGAGCTAGCGGTAAGTTTTTTAATAAATGTTACAGCTCCACCAGCAGATCCTGTCTCAAAACCATTTGCACTACTATTAAATTTTATTGCCTGATTAGCAACTGGTGTTACATTTATACTACTAAATTTTAATTTATTAAGTGCCATTAACTATCCTTTATTCCATATAGTTTAAATGTTCCAGCATCTATATTACCAGATGACATTTTAAATTGAATTCCATTTACTGCAGATGTTGAGTTAGCAAACCCAGCACAAAAAGTATCTGCACTTAATGGAGAATTTTGCATACTATTAAATCTTGATAAAAAATGTTTTACAAAAGTTGTACTACTAGGATTAAAAAAATAAAGTTCTCCAGATGTGCTAGCATCATTATCATTAGATATTGAATCTGATATAGTTGCAAAAGTACTTGTTGCACTACCAACATCAAAACCTGTGCTGTATTCTAATTGTGCTAAACTATCATCTTCCTTATGTCTTGCTCTAAAATATGTAGTATGTTTTTCAACATTATAATTACTACCGCTGTCAGCTGTTAAATTCATTTGAAAATGATAATCATTTGATGCTGGATGAATACTTATAAATTTAAATAAATAAAGAGGGTAAGTAGAATCAAAAACTACATCTGAACTTCCATGCACAAAACTAATTGTAGAACTACTACTTGCAGTTAAAGTTTTGATTAATGTCATAGATCCTGGATTAATTGTAGAAAACCCATTAGCACTAGAATTAAACCCAAGACCTGTACTTGCAACTGATGTTACATCAAAACTATTAAAATTAAATTTAGATAATGCCATTATGTAACCCCATACATTTTAATTGTTCCAGAATCTATATTTCCACTACCCATTTTAAATTGTATAGCATTGATAGCTGATGTTGTGTTAAAATACCCACCATATAAATAATGAAATACAGCATCACCTTCATAATGGAGTGAGCAATCTGCAGTAAAATGTTTTACAAATGTCGTACTACTTGGATCATAAAGATGCAAGTAACCAGCTGATGACTCATCATTTTCATTTCCAATATCTCTCATAAAATGTTGAAAAGAAGTACCTTGTGCTTGATCTCTTGCCGCATAATAACCTAAACTTGGGCTACCACCACTTTCATAATTATATGCTAAAAAATTAGTTGATGTAATTGTAAGATTATAATTTGAACCACCATCTATAGAACAATGAAACTCAAAACTAGCATTATGATTTGATGGGTGTATATCTATAAACTTAAATATATATTCTTTATATGTTGAGTCTATACCTGAAGTAAAAGAAATTGTAGAACTACTTGATGCTGTAGCTGTAGACAATAATACCAAAGCACCCCCAACATCCCCTGCCTCTAAACCATCATTATTAGAGTTAAACTTAAGAGTTTTACTCGCAGTAGGTGTTACATTTAAACTGTTAAAGTTAACCTTAGAGATTGCCATGGGTTAGCTCTTAGGGTTGTCATCTTTAATCTTTTTAATTCTTGCTTTCCATGCATCTATATCTTTATAGATTTCATCTAACTGATCACCAATATCACCATAAGCAGTTTTTCTTGTAGCTCTCACAATGTTATTGGCTTCTTCTGTATCTGCTGCTGATTCTTGTGCTGATAATTGTGCATCACTAGGTTGTGCAATATCTAAATTCCACTCCTTAATGTATGGACCTTTACCATCACTATCATCTTGCAATATAACATCTTTTGTAAAATCTACATCAGAAACACCGTTAGCTGCTGCGTGCATTTTTATTTTTGTTGATAGATTAGCCATATTTTCCTCCTTAATTTTATTTTAAACTCCTATTAATTTGAATGCTCCAAATAAACTTCCAGATGCTTGAATTGCTGGAGAAGATGATGTTACATCAGCAAAAATTTGCATTTTAACGTTATCTGAACTTCCATTAAAATCTATAACAGCATTAATTGTTGGACTATAAGTTGAACCAGCATTACCTTGTGGTCTAAATTCTGCTTCAGTGTAATTGGTTGAACCATTTTGTAAAATATTTAAAATCACTCTATTCATCTGAGATATATCGTCTGACTTAACTAAAGCAGTACAATAAACAAAATATTTACCAGCGACTGTTGGTGTCCAAGTATATGTTGATGTATTAAACATTCCATCTGTGTCAAATCTTTCTGTGTTAAATTGAATTATTGTATCCGAACTATCTGAAAAGGCTTGATTGCCACTTAATTTTGCTTCAAAAGCTGGAGTATTTTGAAAAAATTGTGCATCAATTCTTTTTAAAGTTCCAGCATCACTTATTAAAAATTCATCAGTCGTTGCAGCAGAAGATGTTAGTGCATCTTTACCAGATATTAAATCGTTACCAACCATGGCAGCTGTAATACTATTAGTTGCAGGCGTTACAGTTTGTAATGCTCTACCTAAGAATACACAATACATTGTATCTGTAGAAGCTGTAGCTGCAGATAATGTTAATGCTGTGCCTGTAGCAGTATATGCTTTACCAGATCCAGGTTGTTGTCTAACGTTATTAATAAATAACGCTATTTCATTTTCATTTGTTACTGCATGATCTAGAGTGTAGGAGGTAGTTGCACTCGTAGAAAACTCTTG